CGTGTGCGGTGGGGTTAGTATATCGTAATAAGTAAAATACGAAAGAGCATCGGTGAATCCTTCTGTAAGCAAATACGCGTTGCCGCTTCCCTTAATAGTTGTATGTGATTTTGTTCCCTGTGCTACCTTTGCCCATGACGATCTTAATTCATATCCCCCAAGGTCTGACTTAAAGCCAATCGCCTCGTGTGTGTTATCCGGGTTCTTGCCAAATGGAAACGAATACTCTACCTGAGAGCAGAAGTGGCGCAATACTTTCTCGCTGATCTTCCTCACACCACAAAAATAATCCAATAGCTCCTTAGAGGATATATCTTCTACTGAATGAATAATCACACCCGGACGTGGCTTTTGTGGAACGTATGGCTCTATGTCAGAAACATTATCTCCCTCAAGAAACCTAACAGCCTCTTTGAACGTCATGCCCTCCTTTGCCATAATGTAGTCTATTATGCTTCCCGCCTTGTCGGAGTGATAACATCTGAATGTATTATTAACCTTATTGACAACAAAAGACGGCACTCTCTCTTCACCAAGCGGAGTAAGGTAAAACGCGTGTTTGCCAGAATTCCTTTTCGGGTGCAATCCACTCTTCGCTAAATAAGCAATAAAGTCTATGCTTTTAATCTCTTCTAGTGTCATAAATTAATTTTGTTAATTCCCACGCGTCCACTACAAACTTCTCATAGTGGAGTGCTTTTTTCTCCCTGTCTTCGTAGTCGGGTGGGTCAAATTGATACCCACTCGTCGCTATGTGTCCCAATTCGTGTGCAACAGTAGCAAGTAATTCACAGAAGAATGGCTCTCTTAAATAAATGGCTATTTCCCTTTCTTCCATACACGCGAATCCACAACATCTAGGTAGCAGTCCGTTGTCTTCGGTTTTGATAGTGTAGTAGTCGCGTGTGAATTCCTCCACGTCGTCATATACTAAAACATCTACGCCGTCAAATACTAATTTTCGCATGTCCTACATCTATCTGAGTTATGAAACAATGAGCCACATATCTCACACGCCTCAGTCTCGTCCTGATACCTTAGCATCGCGTCAGACATTACGCTAACGAATTCCGGGTCGCGCATCATAACAGTCAACAGCCCATCAGAAAGTATGGTTTCTATTCCATACATACAGGTAAACGCCTGACTGTCCTCTATGCGAATATATAGTATCGACTCTGTTTCACTGCCATCCATTTCTTTAGCCAAATTAACTACATCTAGGTCGGTGTCAACTTTCTTCATGTAAGTCTCTGTTTATCTCCACGTCAAGTGGGTTTACGTCCCATGTTTTTCCATCAAAGCTAGCTCTCACGCCATCCATACACACCGCTGCAAGTTCAGAGCAGTACAAGCGCCTTTTGCTCTTTTCACCTTTTCTGCCTGTCCAAATCCCTGTGGTGATTAGAATAATCTGGTCAATGAAGTTCTTGAAGTCATACCGTGTTCCCTTCATTATATACTCCATTGCGATATCGCTAATATCCTCTTGCTCGAAATACGTTAACGGCTCCACCCACGTCATTATCTTATGATCTGGGTGTTTCATCAAATACTGTGCGGGTGTCATAGTAGCCACAACTCCTTTAATAGCAGACTCAGCTACTATCGTATTGCCGTCATTCTCTATAATAACAGCACAGTGATTAAATACTTTCGCCGGTGGAAGCCCTAGTCGCTTCCTGTATTTACGCATAAATACTCTAATTGACCGTGGGACAAACCCCCTGTCTCTCGTGATTATAATATCTCCTATCGTCATACTACAAAATTAGTCAAAATTACATATCCATCTTACTTCCACACGAACACCTTGCCGTGTCTGAAAACCACTCTATTTCGTCTTCTGCTATAAGCCTGTCACATCTATAACAATAAAGATAGTCGTAACTGTTGTCGCATTTTTCACACACCGACTGATCGGTGTAGAATTCCACTGCTTCGTGTTCTTCGCATAGATCGCATTTCATATCAAAGTGTTATTTATACCTATTTTTCATGTATAGTAACTGTTTTTCATTTTTAACAAAGGTACGAAACATTTTATCCGCGTGCAACGTGTTACAAAACATATAAATAAAAATACTATATTCAACACACGAGTTCCGGCATAATAGGTGAGGATTAAACACCACGCCCTTCCCACCTCGAAGGATAAAAGTGGTGGCTCGTTAACCAAGCTGTCTGGAACCAATATATATTTTAATATCATCCTTGCGTCTTCCTCTAGTTTTTCCATTTTGTGTCAAATTGTTTTAGAATACTGCTCAAAATCACCGACAATAAGCAGTATATTGCAAATCATCGAGCAGAATTGATTCCTATGGTTGCAACAAAAATAATCAATTAACCCACGCGAAACAAATAAAAAGAAGTGTTGTATAACATATTAGCCAACGAGTGATCTTTGCTGCGTTAATAGCGAATATATTATCTAACGAGTGATTTTTGCTGCGTTAACGGCGATTATCTAACCACTTGTTGATAACTTTCCATATAATCATATCTAACTAATTGCATACAGCTAGTGTTTTAAGTACCTTTGATGACATAGACAATGTGTATAATAGTACACAAATAAGTCGATTTTGTATAAAATAATGCACATTGTATGATATAATTTTAGGAGATAAAAAAAAATTACTATATTTGTCACAACTAAAAAGCAGAAATAAGCAGTGGCAGATAGAAAAAAACATAAGGAAACAGTTAGAGAGACAATGTTTGTCACGGCATTGTTTATGTTATTTAGTCAGCCCGTCGCAGATGCGGCGGGCTTTTTCAATGGATATATATGAATGATTTCTCTACACCCGATAAAGCTGTTGCGGGTTATCAAAAAGCGTAAGGAAAGTCTCGTGTAGGCGCCGAGGTTACATGCGGAACACTTATATGATAATGTTCCAAACAATGTTGGTGGGGACAGATACGGGGGAGGGAACGGATTCTGTTTATTTGTATAGTATTTTCCTCTAAGTGTATAATACAACACCTCGCCTACAGCACTGAGTAGACACACAACAACTAGCGTGCAATATCAATTCTTAACTTAAAGGAAAAAACAGGATAATGGGGTGGTATGTCCATATTTGAACTAAACATGCTAAACAACATAAAAAATAACTTGCACCGTGTTGTATTATAGGCTATCTTTGCAGAAACAAAAACAATAAAATGAAGTGGGAGACAGATAACAAACTTGAATATGGCGATATTGTGATCTGCCGATTAGAGGGGAGGAGATATAATAACACTGGGTTTTTGATGTGTGTGTATTATGGAGACTTCTACGATATTTTAGTAGAGGAGGACACGCAGGAATCTCGTGTTAATTACATCGTAACAGACAAAGTAATTGATTATCTAAAAACAGGTGAAAATGTATTACGAGGAGAAAACTCTTAGGTACCAGACACGCACGGAACTCGTGGAACAGCTTAATAATTTAAGGGCTAAAGGATATCGCCTCCGGTGGATAGAGGAGAACAGAATTGACGGGTGGTATATGTCGTGGGGACTCTTTGAGGTAATGAACTAATGGAGTGCTTCATGTGTAAGAAGGAGGCTGTTAGGGTGTTCTCACCTGATTTAGATATCGAGGGTATCGGTGCGTGTGATGAACACTTAGCGGAGGTAAGGATGCAATTACTAATAGCCGCTATGGAGGGAGATTGGACATGGTTTGAAACCTATAATAAGAAATAATATGCAAATAGCAGGGAAATTAATTGAGAAGCTGCCGATAGCAAACGGCGTGAGTAAGACGGGAAAGAATTGGGAGAAAATGACATTTGTAATCCAAGTGAAGGATTCTAAGTTTCCAAAACAGGTAGCGTTTGATACGTTAAATGCAGAAATGATACGCAACGTCTCCGACACGAGTGTTGGCGCCGACGTAGATGTTACGTTTGATGTAGCAAGTCGGGAGTATCAAGGAAAGTGGTACACTAATGTCACTGCATGGAAGATTGAGGTTAGTCGGAGCACTGACACTGACGATCACGCCGGTGTAAACCAGATCGCACAGATGCACAATAAGCAATACGAGAGGGCTACTGTGGTTAAGACGGAAGACGATGACCTTCCCTTTTAAAGAGATTACCTTAACACCGCGTGATAAATTAGAGGTATTGATGGAGAACAAAGGATTTTCAAAGTTAGTTGAAACATTTGACTTAGAGCTGATATGACCCCACTCGGAAACAACATAAAAATAAAGATCAAGCCTGTTGAACGGGTGCTGAAAAGCGGTATTATTTTACCGGACACGGTAACCCAGACCAATCAACAATGGGGTGTCGTACTTGACGGCAACGGACACTTACCTGACGGGTGGCGTGTGTTATTTTTCTCATTACAGAATTTAGTAGACGGAGAAGAGACAATAGTAAGTATTAAAAAATGTTTATATTGGCATGAAAACTAGCGCAGGAGAAAGAGTAGAATACACACTAGGGTCTTTACCGAAAAAGATGCTTAACAACCGCGTGTTAGTGAGGGTAGATAATCTTCCTGACGACGGTGTGGAGTATAAGGCAAAGAATCTAAATATTATCCTCGCAGGAAGCGAGTGGAATGAATCGGCGCGTGTAGCGAGATATGGAGAAGTTGTAATGGTTTCAGATATGTTGAAAAACCGCACGGCAGACAATGATTCAGAGGCGATGATGGAATGGGGTACTGAGATGGAGTTGGAGGTCGGCGATGCCGTGTGGTTTGGAATAATGTCAAGCGCTAATTCAGAAATACTATATGTAGGAGACGATATGTACTACGTAATGCCTTATTCTAGGATCATGGTAGTCCGCAGGGGCGACGATCTTATTCCGATCAACGGATATTGCCTTTTAGAAGAAGTCATTGACAAAACACGCGTGGATGGACTTGTATTGGACATGGGTGATAAAAGAAACAAGCGAAGAGGCATTGTTACGCACGTGGGGAGACGCAACGATTGGTATTTTGGTACTGATGCGGTGGATGCGAAAGTGAAAGTTGGTGATACAGTAGCCTTTGGTGGTGACTTTTTCGGTGTGTTGGAAGACGAGATGTTTGCCACATTACCGAAGAATACGGGATTTGTACAACAGTGTTGGATAATTGCAAAAGAATAAAAATATGAAAGGAAGAATACCTAAGGGGAAAATATTAATCAAAGCTATTCCACAGGAGACAGAAACAGCATCGGGAATAATACTAACAGAAGAGAGCGATCAGAAAACAGCCAAAGTTGTGATTGGCGGTGACGAGGTGCAGGATGGCACTGTATATTATAATGTGAAGAAAACATTTCCTATTAAGGTTGTGATCGAAGATGAGGAGTATTTCATACTAAGAGAGAAGGACGTGCTCTACAACGAGTAGTGACCTTTTCTTATTGTGCAAAGCCGAAGCCATCCCATAAGGGGTGGCTTTTTTTATACATAAAATCGTATGTGTTACCTTTGTGGCAAACGAAGAAACAAATGGAATTCGATCTCAAGAACATTGACTGCGATAAAATGTTGCTAAATCCAAAAAGCCCACGATTGGTGTCGTTTATGGAGAAAAACATTCCCGCACTCAAGAAAGCCAACGTAGAATACCAAGACATAGTGTTTACTAAAAGCATGGTGTATCGGTATATACTATTAATGTATGACCCGAACTCGGAGATAGCCAACATGCAGCAACTCGAATGGTTTGCGAAGAAATATGAAGCCTGTGGATATGCAGGGTTTAAGCTAAAAAAGGCAAACGACGGATACTTTCGTTTTGACAAGCGTGTGGATGAAATGGTTATGGGCAAGATAACCCCTATTAACGACATGATAATTGAGTTTTTAGGGTGGATCAACAAGGCAAAGTGGAACTACTTAGTGTTCTTGCATGAGTCGATGTTGGCATTGACGCGTGACTCAGTGGGTAGAAAAATAACCAAACACAAGTCGTCGCAAGACTACATGAAGCTATATGACGACTATTATAAGATATCTAACGAGATAGGCAGAACGTTTGATGAGACAGAGGAATTTGTGTCTCGTTTTTATCATCACATCGAAACTTCTAGGCTAGCGATACGTCCAGAAGATTATGCAAGGGCGTTGGCAGACAACGGTGACCTTCGTGGTGACTCTCCTTACACTGTGGGATATGTAGTGGATAAAATAAGGTTTCTAGGCGATGACCCAGACAAAGCATAAATACGAAGAGGCAGATAAGTTTATTGTTGTAAACGACAATGATCCCGACCTGCAATCAGTTATACTGAGTCTACCAAGGCCACCGGCACTTCACTTGATAGACGGATACGGATTACCGCCAGAGGAACAGCGTTTTCGGAGATTGGTTATTCCTAGGAAGTTAGCAGACTTGGAGAAGGAGGCGGTGGCTAAAACCAAAGAATATCTTTCTAGTAATAGGAATAACGTTATAACCCTACTTAAAATTCAAAAGACGTTTTGGGAGCTATTGTATAGTAGGCACAAGACGATGAGGAAGGAGATAGCGTTTATAAGGAGGTTTTGGTGGCACAGACTAAACGGTTATTGGATATTCATAAACGGGAAACCAACCTATCTTACAGGACAGCATTTCTTCTACCTGAACCTACACACCATGAACACTAAAGACGGCACTAATAGACCGTCGTACAGGGACAGGGACAGGCGTGAGTACGTATTTGAGAAGTACTGCATGGAGTCAACAGAGACATTTGCAAGGATAGACGAGGAAGGATACGCCATAAGAGAAGATAATGGGACTTATAAGATGACTGACACTGTAGATCGTGTGTGTTTTGGCAAAATGCAACCAAAGCACAGGAGGTCAGGAAACACCAACAAGGCTATATCTAATATGCTAGAAATAGTTATGAGAAATGCCTTAAATCATGGTGGCGGTATTCAGTCGTTTTCCAATCAGAACGCAAAGGAGACATTTGATAATTTACTCATGCCCGCCTTTGACGCCTATCCTATATGGGTAAAACCAAACACGACATCAGGAAGAACATCTGATTCATTGAAGTTTAATGTTGGTAAGAACGAGTACGGAGAGCCATCTCTGCAAACGCAGGTGACATACGCCACGACAGCGAATGAGAAGTTTTACGACTCGAAAAAGATGATGTACCTGTTGATCGAAGAAGCCGGGAAGACCGATGAGGTTGATGTGGCAGAACGACACGAGGTGACGAAGCATACACTATCACAGGCGGGGAGCTTGTTACACGGGTATTGTTCTTATCCGAGCACCGTGTCGGAAACGTCCGACGGGGCTGCATACTACAGGGCGCTATCCAATACGTCTAATTTTTACAGGAGACTTCCGTCTGGTCAGACATACTCTGGTTTATTTAGGCTGTTTTTATCTGCCGACGACGGTAATGATAAATATATTGACTCATACGGAAATAGTGTCAAGGGCGAAATCACAAAAGATCAGTCCAAAGAGGGATTTAAGGAGACAGCCACAGACGCAATTAACGCAAAGAGGGATGCTTATATTAAGGACGGAAGCGCCGAGTCCACAAGGCTTCTTAGGCAGGAGAAAAAGCTGTTTCCAATGAAGTACGCGGATTGTTGGCTTGGCGAAAGCGGTGATATTGGGTTTAATATGGAGAAGATAGACATGCAGGTCACCAATCTTAGACGAAATAACGATGTATTAAGGGTTAATCTGTACTGGAAGCAAGAATTTGGTGGCGACGTGTATTCCAAGATAGATGACGAAAACGGCAAGCATATTATATCCAAGCGCCCACTTGACTCTGTGTCGAATAAGAAATCACAGGTGATGCACTTTAGTACGTTTGAGCAAAAAAACGTCCCCATGTGGAGACCGATGTATCCCGGTATGTTCACTTTAGGATCAGACCCGTTTAGATTTGGGAACAAACAGGACGAGAAGGTCGGCAAGGCACTGCAAAAAAGTAGTAGATTATCTGATGGTGGTATAACAATATTATGGAATTTTGACCCAGAGCTTGACGAAGGCAAACCGATAACCGAGTGGGAGTCATATAGGTTCGTTCACTCTTATAGGCACAGGACTGCCAACACAGACGAGTATAATGAAGAAGTACTAAAAGCCGCTATATATTTCGGGGCAATGGTGTACCCTGAAACTAATATTAGGACAACGTATGAGTATTTTATAAGGCACAATTTTGGGGGATATCTATTGTATGACAAGGACAAATACACGAACAAGCTAAAAGAGAAGCCGGGGTGTGACTCACTAGAGAGGTCAAAGCAGGAGTTGTTTAGTTTATGGAGGGATTACGTGGAGAACAGGATTCACAAAGAACAGCACATGGATATACTAAACGAATTAAAGACCATTAGGGGCATTGAGCAGATGAGACACTTTGACCTAATTGCTGCTGGTGGTATGTCTTTGATGGGGGCGAAGAGTACGTATGTGCAGGATTTGATGCGAATACAGAATGACGATTATGACATAAGTGATTTTGTGTAACACCCCTTTTTTACTGTTTGTTTTTAGGTGTGTTATCTTTGTATAAATAAAAGATACGAGATGATATTGGCAGACAAGTATAAGGATGGCGATTATCACGCGCCTGACAAAGAAGACAAAAGTATAAACAAAGACTCCGAAGAGTATAATTTACAGGTAGCTCAGTATACTTATCGGCTGTTTGCCAAGGGGTCTACGTTTATATCACACGACTATTATACCAGCGTACGTAGGAACAGGGAGTACGCACTCGGACTCCAAGACCAAAGTATTTACGAGGATTCGTTCTATGGGAAAGAGTCGGACAACAACACCCTTGAGAGTTTAGCTAATAGGAATAATTCTCGTTACGCTCGTAGAAAAGCGTATGCTAACCTAAATTTCACCATTCAGTCTCCCATGCCACGCGTAATGGATTCGATAGTTAATAAACTTGTCGAGTTGGTTAACCGCGTGTCGGTAGATGCTACTGATGAATACTCGGGTGCGGAGAAAGAGAATATGAAGTGGGGTGCTTATGTTGACGGGAAATATAAAGAGCAAATGGACTCCCTAAAACTTCTCGCTGCAATACCCACAGGAGAGAAGGCATATACACCGAAAAACGTAGAGGAATTGAATCTTTATGAAGCCGAGGGGGGATTTAAACTTGGCTATGAGGAAACAATGGAGTCTCTGTTGAAATATGTCTTTGAGCAGTCCACATGGGAGGAACAGACGGTGGAGATGGTGCTGAGGGATGTTGTTACTTTGGGATACGCGGCTGTCATGGACGAGTATGATAAGTACACCGGACAGGTCAAGGTGAAATACTTAGATGCTGAGTACACGGGTGTACAGTATTCAAGGCAAGACTCTAATAACAATCCTGATTACGGGTTTTACGTAGATATGACTAAAATATCTGACTTAGCCAAAAAGGGCATCCCGGTGGAAAGATTAGAGGAACTGGCAAAAACATACGCAAGTCAATACGGCAATCCAAGTTTCGAGGATTGGAACAAACAAAACAAAGTCCCTGCGAATATTTATTACAGCACGCTGGACAAATGGATTGTTCCCGTGTTTGTAGTTTATTGGAAGGACGTTGACTTTAAAACAGAAAAACAATACAAGAACCGTCAAGGCAAGGCAAGAACCAAGCCTGTTAAGAATAACTACAAATTCAAGAAAGGCGAGAAAGAGATTGAGACTCGCGTGAAAATGATACGTCAGGTACATTGGATTATAGGGTCTGATATTGTTTATGATTACGGTAAAAGTGAGTTCCAAGCACGAGACGGAAAGAACGAGCCTGTTCTTCCTATTCACATGGTACAGGTAACCAACAGACCTATTGTTCCTAGATTAATTCCTTCGCTCGATCAGTACATGAACGGGTGGATGAAGCTACAACAGGGACTATCAATGGCAGCCATGAATGGTTACGCTATTAATATGGATGCGGTTTCTAATCTTAAAATGGGTGACGAGAAGCTACACCCGAAAGAAGTACTTAGGATTTGGAGGCAAACAGGTAACCTATTCTTTAAACCAACCGATGTCGCCGGTAGACCGAATATGGGACAGGTTAGACCAATCGAGCAACTACAGGGTGGTGCGGGTGCGGTTATCAACGAAGCATTGCAGGTAATGGATGTAGCCATGCGACAGATAGAAGAGTTGACAGGAATTAACCCTGTGTCAATGGGCGCTCAACCTACTCCCGAAGTTGGCAAAGCTGTTACTGAGTTTGCCATCATGGGTACGAATGACATCTTAAAGGGAGTATTAAGAAGAGCCAATATACTTAAATCAAATGTAGCACGAGCAGCTTGTCTGAGGCTGTCACACGTCGTACACGCCGATAAAAGAGCTTACGACACATATAAGCAGATCGTAGGCGAAACTCGCTTAGAGACGCTTAAAATAGCTCAGGGACACGATGCGACGTATGGAATTCGGACACACGCACGACCAACCTACGAAGAGAAGAGAGCGTTGGAAGAAATGTTGGCATTGTCTCTAAAGAACGGGCGTGATGGTAAAGTAGGAATTACCGAAGCTGATTATATGCGATTTAAGCAAATGATGGAGTCGGGCGAGAGCTATAAGAGAATAGCATTGTTACTTGACTTTGCACACCAAAAAGCACAAGAGGAAGCAGAGGCTAAGGCGTCAAGATTGCAGCAAGAAAACATCCAAGGCACTCAGATGCTTGAGCAACAGAAAGCGCAACAGAAACAGCAAGAGGTGGCAATGGAGACTGAGGCTGAATTGGCGAAAGAAAACATTAAGGGCAGAAACTCAATATTAGAACAAGCGGTAAGCAACAACGAAATGACTGCGGTAGAGGCGTTGGCAATGATGGGAATTCAGCAACCGCCACAAGCACCGCCACAACAGGCAGAACAACAGCAAATTGAAGAAAAAGAGGACAGACTGCTTCCTGCGGGGCAGGGCGGCATTTAGACCTTTTTTAGCAAAAAGAAAATATTAACATATTTTTGTAAACATAAAACGAAGAAAACATGGAAGGCAGGAAATTATCTAACGAGGAGAAAGACGCCGTTATGCGTGGTGACTTAGAGTCGGCGGGGATGGCGCCCAAAGAGGAAGAAAAACCCGCAGAGACACAGAAAGAAGAAATAAAAGAAACAAAAGATGCCGAAAAAGAGACAGTGCAAGAAAAAACCGAAGAAGAAGTAAAGTTTGATCTTGCGGCATTTAATAAGAAATTTGGAAAAGAATTTGAAAGCGAAGACGCTTTTAGTACGTTGTTTGAAAAGGCTGAGAAGTACGATGAGACAAAATCATCTTACGAGGAGACAGCGCAAAAGCTGACAGAATACCAATCCCTGACAGAGAAGTTAGACCCTATGTCAAACTTCTTAAACGAGGACGAGTATAAAAGGCAGCAGTTGTTAATAAAACAGGGAGATAATTTGAGCAAGGATGCAATCAAGGCTCTGTCTGTTTTAACTCCAAGTGAGATTGATAATTTGTCAGATGTCGATGCGTTGACAACACAGCTTATGGTTGATAAGGGGTTAAGTAGCAAGGACGCGAAAGATTACCTTTTACATAAGTACGACATTTCGGAGTTCGGTACTGATGATATTGAGGACGGTGTGAAAACTACAATCAAGGTCGATGCTATTGATGCTAAGAGAGAAGTATCGAAGCTGTACGATGGGATAGAGGTTCCGAGCAAAACAGATTACGAGACTGCAAGGACGCAGTTGAAAGAGTCTTGGGAGAAACCTATTCCAGAATTAATCAAAAGCATTGACAAGATACAGTTGGACGAGGGCGTGGACTTCGTTGTTACCGATGAGATGAAAGACGGGCTTACAGAAAGCACTCTGAATTGGGTAATGTCCAAGCAGATTGCGCCAAGCGAGGAAGCGGGTGCGGAATTAGCAGGGATGATAAAAGACCAAATACTATTAAAAAACATCGACAAAGTAATCAAAAGCGTGAAGGCTGATTTAGCTGAGCAAGTGAAATCGGAAACACGCAAAGAGATTCACAACGACAAGCCGCTTAGTGAAGATACTCGTCCGGGTAAGGAGGAGATCAGCAACGACGAAAAGATGTCTCGCATTTTGGGATAAAAATGTTGTATTAATTAAAAAAGAGATTAGAACATGGCTTTAGTAAATAGTAATTTTAGAGAGTCAACTGCCAATCAGAGTTGGTATAACTCGACGTTCCGTTCTACTTACGATCTCGAATTAAAGCCTCAAACATTTGGGGAGGTAATTGATCGTTATGGTATTGGATTGTCATTATGCTCGTTCTCTAACTTGGCGGGTAGGACTATGGGTGTGAAAAGCCCAACGATAACAATTTTTGAAAAGGGTGCTCCGACGCGTCCTGTAAAAGTGTCGATTGCACTTGACGCTGCTCCTGTAGATGCTACTACCGTAACAGCAGATGTAACTGACGGATCAAACGCGTATTTACGTGCGTCGTTTAACCTTGTGATTCCTGCGTCTTATACCAATAAGGCTGTAGATCAGGAATTACGTCTTACTGGAACAGCAGGTGCTTGGAAGGGTACTTTCGCAGACATTACCGCTGCTATCACAACCGCATTGAGCGATGTGTATGTAGCTGTTGGTGCGAGTTCATTCGGATTTGGTTCAGACCAACCATCCCCAATGAGCACTGGTACGTACAGCCGTACTACCAATGAAAGAATCTTGAAAGATACAGTAGGTATCGAAGGTGGAGTTCTTTATCAAGAAGAGTGGGAAGATTTCGCACTGAAACACGGTGGACGTGGTGTGTGGACTCGCTCGATTGGAGAAATGGACTTCCGATTGGATGACCAAATTGACAGTGCGCTGTTAGTAGGTCAGCCTATTACCAATACTTCTATCACTCAGGCTTCTGTAGATGGTTCGACCAAAGCTGTTAAGTCAGCAGAAGGTCTTATCAATATCATGGAAAGTTTGGCACAAGAACTGACTTGGGATGGCACAGGATTCGGTGCAGATAAATTCCGTGCGTTAAGACCACTGTTGGAAAACGTGGGTGTTGTAAACCAAGCATTGGATATGTTTGCAGGTTCAGACCTGAATTCAAGTATCGAAACAGAAATGATCGACTTCTTGAAAACCAACGCGGGTGGAACTAAGTATTGGAACGAAATTGGAGAAGTAGGGTTCATGGTAAACAATATTAAACTGGACGGTGTTCAGACAAACGTTGCTGTACTTCATTCTCTGTCCAATCCTAATAAATTCGGACTTAGCTCTTATGATTATAAGAAGCGTGGATTCCTGTTCACACAGGGTGAATATGCAGCTACTCTGCAAGACGGTGGAGATCAGCACAAGCTGAGACTTCCTCACCTGACTTTGGGTTATCCTAATGGAAACGGTGAAAACCGTCAGCGTGTGTTTATGATGTCTCCGGGTGTACATGGCGTACAGGGACTTCCAAACGTTGCTGTTAATGGATACGACGGATACCGTATGTATGCTCTTGCTCACATGATCCCAATTTGGAATCATATCTACAAGACTATTCAAATCAAATATGACGCCGACGCAGGAGGTGGATCATAAATAATAGGAGGGCAGTAGAAATGAGAAAAGCATTAATTATATTCGCTTCGATTCTGTTCGCGGTTGTGAGCTATGGACAGAACACAGACTTGACTGTTAAAGGTGTTAAAAGCAATTTTAATACTACGTTTGACATTAAGGACAATGTAACATTCAGGTATTACTACGGTTCTGCCGCTGACACTGTATCCAACAACGATTCCCTTTGGAACTACGACGTAGCCATTGAGAATCTGTATGATGCTCTTGACCACGAGCTGCGTATTAAATTGGACAGCGTGAGTGGATCACCCGCAGTGACGGTTACGCTGCAAGGGAAGTACTCTTATAACGACTCGTATTCTTCTTTAGGGACGGCTACGTGGGCAGGTACGTCAAGTGATACAACTATTGTTATCACCAATGGCACTAATAAGAATTATCGGTTTTTGAATATTCTGTTAGATGGTACTGCTACGGCGCAAAAGTCTAAAGTAAACTACATCGAGATTGGTGTAAGCAAATAATAAAGTGGGGGCTTAGTCCCCCACTCTTTTTAAACGAAAACGAAGAAACATGATTTACCGAAATGACGTATTAATTGATTGGAGCAAGGGTGATGGTCTGTCGCGGGACGAGAAACTTGTTCGTGAAGAAATCATTGAAATCAGAAACCAGTATTTTGCAGACGGCACTGAGAAGCGTGTGCGTATTTTATACCCTAAGGGAGAAATATCTGATGGTAGTAACTTGGGCTATGAGCGTCCTAGGATGTTCCAAGTGCCACTAAACAGTGCTGACGGACAGTGGAGATGGTCAGCCAACAGAATGACTAACAAGGGGTACGTAGACCACCACAGATCAATCAGGCATGGTGATATCTTACATGAAAAAGACGTGGAGTTCCTGTGGTTCTTAAAGAACCGTTCTGCCGTAATGAACAAGTATGTCTTTATTGAAGACAAAGAGGCAGACGCCAAGGGACAGGTGGATGAGATCGCTACTGACGCTGATATCAGGTTTATGATCATGGGTAGCAAGTCGCCTATTGCCAAGAATGACGGATTACTGAGAGAAGTAGCCGATATCTTTGGTGTTCGCGGTGTGGAAACAATGCAACCAAATCAAGTAAAAGTTGCCCTATTGGATGCCTTAAAGGATGGACAGTCCGTAGGAGACAAGTTTGTTAACTACGAAAGATTTGATGCACTCACTGACGGTGACACCGTGCGGAGAGTTGCTCACACAGCCAGACGTGCTATTGCTGACAGGATTGTAGGCTACAAGGACAGCGCGTGGTGGGTAATGGCAGGAAGAAACTACGAAGAGAAACTAATGACACTAAAATCATCCGAGCGTCAGTTCAGGGATCAGGTGTTTATTGACGAGGTGGGAAGCAACCCATCGCTGCGTGATAGGCTATTTTCAGCCATGGGCGAAGAAGAAGAAATTACAATGGATGTTCTGAGAGAATTAGACCGTCCTGCGTTACAAAAGAGATACAGGGATTTAACGGGGGAATTTAAAAATATCAAGAAAGAGGAATTAGTAGCGCTCATTTGTGATGAGCTAGAATTAGAATATGTCCAACCGACATAGGTTTCTTCGTTTAGATTTTTGTTGTTTGCGAGAAGGGGGGCGTTTGCTCCCCTTTTTTCATGTAAAAGATTTTCGTGTGTATCTTTGTGTTAAAAGAAATAAGTAGATGGCACTTACAAATGACAGTATTATAACCATAGTTAACACCATACGCAACAAAGACCTCCAAGGCGAGGACTTCACGGCAGCCGAGTGGCAGACTTTAATTAACGCTAATAGCCAGAAGTTATTTGCCATGAAGCTCGGATTACCAACGAGATATCAGGTGAACGCACCTGTCGAACAGAAGGGTGCCGGTGTGTCTAGAAAACTATCAGAAGAATTAAGACCATTCTTTGTTCGAGAGAATGTACCCGTAGTTGGAGGGTCTGCCGATTTTAGCGCTAAGAATATAGGATATATGTTAGCCATTGACCCGTCATCTATCACAGGACGTGGCTTTGATGAACTAGAGCCTGACGAAGTTGCTGACAGGCTAGGGAGTTCGGTTGTATCCCCCACGGCAGCCGATCCTGTCTATATGTGGTCGGGAGAGAACACGATTCTTGTTTATCCGTCCACGTTGACTCCGATTACCATTTCGTACTATACTTTCCCAACTGACGCTGTTGTGGTATTTACGACCAATGCGATAACACTGCAACCTGAGTACAGTGCAGGTGCTAGTACTGAAACGGGGTGGGAGGATAAAGAGTTAATAGAAATAGCATATATGTGCCTACGCGACTTGGGTATTAATACCGAAAGACAAGATGTAGCCGCATACGCTCAAAATATTATAAACAATGAATAAGTCGCAACTAATAGAATTTGTGCGCGTCTCTATACTTAAATCAGAGGCAGTTTCAGACAACCAAAAAACCCTACATTATCAAAGGGTTGCTCAGGCTGTGGGATATGCTTTTGACACTCTACTTGCACAGATTCCAATGACACCGGAAGGAAAGGCGAAGATAGAGGCTTTTTACGTGAAACACTATTACAATCAGCCAGTTGCCGAATCAAGCGGTTATAGGTACTTCGGTGTATCCGATGACGTGGTTTCAGTGGGCGAGGGAAAAGGGGTATGGTATGTACAGCCAAGCCAAACGAATAATGGGAATAAGAATATAAGCGGGAGTGTGTTTGTGTACTCCAATAGACCACACGTTTCTTTCTTTGCTAATATGGCAGTGGGAGGGGCGATGAACATGACCACGTGGAGATTTGGTAATATTGCTACAAAGAAGCAGATAGTTTTAGAGAATATCGGAGATTCACCGAACACGGATATAAGATTAGTGGACTACGGCATTGTCCGTGCGTTTACATCTTACGGAGACACAGAGGAAGTGATCGTTCCTGACGGAAGAAATGACCTTCTTATTCAGATGGTGACAGAATGGATGTCGCCAGTTTACGTGGATAAGACCAATAATAATCAGTAGCTATGAAAGGAGTATTAACACCAAATAATATCATTGACGAGGCTCTTGTGGAAATAAGGGACTTCGAGAGAGCGAATTTCAAGGAGGCATCGGTTTACTTTTTAAAAGGGTGGCGCGACTTTCAGATATTTGAAGCAGGGGCACAGGTCAAAGAGGCATGGAGAGATATTACGGCAATTAACACCGTGCCGTTCCCAGAAGATTTACTGAGATTGATTGATGTTTCTATTGTTTTAGACGGGGAGTATTTCTCGTTTACTAAAAGCGACATATTGGTTGACCCAATTACTGACCCACTTGATAAAACAAGGGACACCACAAGGGGCGAGGATGACACACTGAGACGTTCTCCTTCCGTTGGGTACGGTGCACAAGGGAATAACTTAGAATACTACTATAAGGAGGACAGGGCGAAGAGACGGATAATCCTTAGCAGAATGGCACTTGACCAAACGTTATTCGCAGACAGGACAGAGGTTTTGGTGCGATACGTTGCTACAGGAATGGATGATTTTAATAGTACGTATATTGCGGCTGATGCGGGGAACATGCTCGTGGCTTACGTGGCGTACAAACTCGTACAAGCACGTCCTGAGAAATACAATCCTACATATATGGCAGTGAAGAAAGAAGAGTACATAGAGCATTTGAGGATGTACCGTGCGCTAGAAATGCCGAGTTTGCAGGAGTTAGAGGATATGATTTATGAATCGTCAGGGCAAAACGTTCGTAGATGAAGACAATATTACCCTTAAATGGAGCTATTAACAAGGACGTCAACCCGCTCTATGTAGATGCGGCGAAAGGGGAGGTTATTCACCGCAAAAATTGCAGGGTAGCTTCGTCTGACGGTGGGCGACAAGGCATAAATGTGTCCATAAAGGGCATGACAGAGGTGTCTGCTGGATTACCGAGTGGAACAAATAGAATAATAGGTTATGTGGAAGACACTGAAAGAGAACAGGGCATTTTCTTTAATTATAACAACAACGGCGATCACGGCATATATGCTTTCAATGGTAGTAATGTTATTAATATGGGGGCTGTTTCTTCTGCCCTTGGCTTTACTGCTACGGAAGTCATAGATGCAACGATTTTAGGAGACTATTGTGTTTTTGTTAGTGATTTTAACCCACCAAGAAAAATCAGGGTGTGGAATTCTGACACAGACACACAAACGTCTCTTGCGGGCAAGGACGCATTTGACATTCAGCTAGCGGTCAGACCGCCAAGCACGAAACCTGCTACTGTTTTAGGCAGCGATGCGACAAAGGTGGTTAATAAATTAGTTGGCAAGACATTTCAGTTTGCTTATTTTTACATATACAATGATTATACTTATTCTGTATTATCGCCCTATTCTGATATTGTGGTGTCGAGTGCGGTGTTTGATGCGAAAGACAATACGTACATTGACAATGCCGTTGGTAACTATGTTCAGGTAGAGTATGGTTTAGGGAACGACGAGGTAAGGACTGTAAAACTTATCGCAAGAGAGGGAAACAGCGGGAACTGGTTTGTTGTAGAGGAGTACGACACAGGCGGTTCAGGCGGCACAAGGACGTATTCGTTTTTTAATGACGTGGCGAGACAGGGGCTTGTAGAGACAGAGGCGTTGGCTCTGTATAGCGATGTTCCGTTGCTTGCAAAAACCGTAGAGACAGTAGAGAACAGGATTGTGTTGGGGAATGTGTTAAAGGGATATGATAAAACATCTCCTATTGTGGAGTACGCAGTAGAATATGAAGACGTTGATGTAAGCGGAAGCAGTAATGCGCTGAACGTGAATAGCGGGATAGACGACCCCGGCGACCCGACAGGAGATTATTATGTGGAATTTGAGATTCCCAGCCCACCCGTTGCCGATACGGTTATTTCAGTAAGTTTGTCAGGAAGGTATGAGCAGTTTATCGGCGCAGCGAGCTATCGGTTTAGGTGGAGGTATGAGTTCTCTTATACGGTTAACGCGGGCGACAGCTTGGTTGACGTTCAGAACGCGTTCATATATGATATTAATACTAAAGGAATATCTATAATAGAGACTGATTACGGCACTTATGTGGCAGGAAGCGGGTATCTGGTTTATGGGTCTACAGGACTCACGTCGAATTACGTTGCTATTTCGTTTACACCCGTATGGGACGATTCGGGAGACGACGGAGAGGGCGGTGGAGCAGGGTCGTATGTTGACATCCTAGTAAGTACGGCGTCCGAAGAAACGCTGCCGACAGGTGTAAGCACATTTAAGGGCGGAAGTTATTATAACGTAGGAGTGCTTTTTTATGACGATTTTAGTAGGACATCGGGAGTACTTTCTTCGCAATCTGTTTATGTACCCCATGCGGGAGAGAGAGCGTTTGCAGACGCCTTTGATCGTGCGAGGATAGCGTTTACTATTCCTGACGGATCAGTGGGCGTTCCGAGCTGGGCTACAAAATATAGGTTTGCGGTTACCGAATCGGTAAACTTTACAGGCGTATTCCCGTTTGTTTCGGGAGACACTGATGACGTGAAACAACTTTGGTTAGACGGACAAAAGGTTTTGGCTATAAATATGCCCACTAACCTTCAATACGAGTTTACCAAAGGTGACTACCTGCATTTTGAAGTATTAGACGATCCAGCTACGCCAACTGATATAACAAAAACTATTGTTAAAAACATAATAGGCACACGGACTCTTCTTACCATAGGAAGTACTGAATACTCTGGATTCTGGCTAATAGTTCCTGCCGGAACAGAGATAGTCGCTGACTACACCGACGCCCTTATGTATATATATAGACTCAAGAATACCGTCGAAGACTTGGTTTACTTCGAGGATTCTAATACTTATGATATTACCGGCGGTGTTATGCAAACATTATCGGGATATGTGGGCGGTGAGGACGCTTGGTATGTGGAAAGAGAATTCGAGTGGGATACCGTTATCGGAAGCATAACAAAGGTAGTTGAAGATTTTTATATAAACGTAGACGACGCGATACGTGCATATTCAAAAGGAAGGGCTGTTGTTGAATTTGATACACTTGGACAGATTCGCCTACAGGACGTTGTATGGAGCTTTAATTATCTCGACAACACAAAGATTAATGGAATATCCACGTTTAATTCATTAAACAGAAAACAGCTCGACGAAAAGAGTGGGGAAATACAGCGAATACGCTTGGTTGGCGATGTGATAAAGGTTATCCAAGTTGACAAAGAAACATCTCTATATGTTGGAAAAGCACAGATATCGGACGCACGGGGAAACCTGCAAGTTGTCAAATCAAATGACTTTATCGGAACAGTGTACCCAAGCCAAACCGATTATGGGTCATCGTACCCACAGTCAATCGTGCGGTATAACAGAAACCTGTACTATTGGGATAACGACCACGGAGAAGTAGTCAGAAGCTCTCCTAACGGGATACATCCTATATCAGAGTATGGCATGAAGTCAGAGTTTCTAAGAATAAAAGACGACATTGACGATGCGTTGCTTGTCGATAGTAGCTCGGTGGATATTATAGCCTTATATGATATAAGAAACGATGAGTATGTAATTACATTTGACATACGCGGTGCAGTGGAGACATGGGTGTTTAAAGAGGGCGCAGACGGGTGGACACAGGAAATTGATTGGACAAAAAGCGATAACAGCGCAGATTTGTATGGAAACCTAGCAGAACAGAGTTTGTCGTTTGGGTTTGACAGCGTGTGGAAGCATGAAGACAATAGCTCGTACAACAGCTTTTACGGGGAGTCTAAGATAGCTTCTGTGAAGGGAGTGGTGAATGTAGAGCCAAGAGAAGAAAAGTGTCTCAGGGCGCTTGAAATGGACTCAAACAGGGCGTTTAATACAATTATAACAACACCCGTTACTGTAACTAATACACTGGGACAGAAGACGTATTTGTATCCCGGCACATATAGGGAAAGGGACGGTAGTTTTACGAGCGCGGTGTTTAAGAATATATTGATAGTCGGTGGTGAGGATATAAACCAAATCCACGCGAATAATGATATTGTAGGGAAGTACATCGAAATAGAGCTTAACGACAACGGAGTAACAGAGGCGCAGCTGCGGCTTGTAACGGCTTCTTTTACTATAAACAAGTAATTTGATAATTTTGTAAAAAAGAATAGATATGGCAAGTGGTGTTTTAAAAGGGGCGGCGTCGGGTGCATCAGCAGGTGCAATGCTTGGGCCATGGGGGGCTGCGATAGGTGGTGTTATAGGTGCGGGACTCGGTGCTCTTGACTTGGCAAAAGGAAAGAAAAAACAAAAGGAAGCACAGTCCTTTTATGAGAAAAATAAGTACGAGATTCCAGAAGCGGCTCGTTCTGCATTGGGCGTTGCCGAGAGACAGGCACAAGGGACAAGGATGCCCGGAGAGGACATCGCACGTACAAGGTTAGCGGCGACCACTGCACAGGGTGTTGGTGCAGCGCAACAGGCAGCTACCTCTAGCTCAGACGTATTGGGAGTTTTGTCTGGGTTATATGGTCAGCAAATGGAAGGAGAACAGGATATCGCCATGGCGGGTGCAGAAAGATTTGACAGGAATCAGTCTATGCTTAGGGAAGAGTTAGGTCGCATGTCTGATTTAGAAAGAGAAAGGTGGCAGTATAATTCTCTCTATCCATATCAACAGATGTTGGGACAGGCAGAGGCGTATCAAACAAGAGGCGCACAAGGAATAAGTGCAGGACTAGGGGCGTTGGGAAGTGCTGCGGGCGGTTTTGCACAATTATCGAGTGCACAGAACATGAATCAACAGTTTATGCAGCAAATGGGTTTAGGTGAGCAGTGGACTCCTTCAACCATGGCAGGGGCAAGGGCACAGGGACTTGCGGGTAGAAAAGCCCTACCGTCTTATTCTATGCAAGATAATGTTGGTTTTGCAGACCCGGCATATAGAACACAGTTGAAACCTCAAACATATAGGTAGTTATGGCAAACGGATTAATGTACCCAACAGGAGTTTCAGCGCAACCAATAGATGTCACATCGGGTGCTCAGGCATTTATGCAGTCTGCCGTAGAAGCACGCTTGAATGAGATAGCTACCTCACAAGAGCAGATATCAGAAAACAAGAAGAATGTTTTAAAAGCACTTTCGATTAAGGCGCTACCCGAATTGGCAAGAGCACAGCGTGACCGATATCAGACCGAAATAGAGGACTATCGTAAAGAAGTCGTTAATAAGTTTCGTGATAGTGGCGGGAAGCTGACCATGAAGCAACAGACGGAGATACAAGATGGTTTCGTGGACATGCAGAACAGAATGGCTGGCGAGGTGAATGACTTAAAGCGATTCCAAAGTGGAGTGCAGCAGCTAAAGAAGCCTAATTCGTGGCAGTTATATGATTTAGACAGAGCAGAACAGGTCGCTGGCGCGGGGTGGAAGCGGTTAATGGAGGGCAAACCACTCGGTGACTTTGACGCAGAAATGGCACAGACATTCAAGACGCCTAGCGCGGGTGAGTATATTGCGAAGATATACGGCGAAGACATAAAATCTCTGAATATAGAAACCGTTGGTGACTTTAAGGGCAACATATTTACCACGACGCAATATCAAGGCACGGATGTCATGTCACCCGAAAGTCGTGCGAAAGCAGAGCGGTACAGAGATAATATGTTACAAGACCCACAATTTAGGAATCAGTATATCGCACCCGACGGTAGCATTGACCAACAGAGATACGAAGAACAAAAACAAATAGTAGAAGACAGGATAAGCCGTATAATTCAGGAGAGCAAGGCTTATAGGCAGTCCACAAGAGGGTCTAGTGTAACAGACAAGCCACCTGTTATAGAATTAGCCGAAACAAGGCAGGAGTTCCCAAGCGGGGTTGCCACTGATTCATACGTTGCTATTCCAGAAGGAAGCGCTCAGTCTCCCATATTTCTAACAGCAATGGGAATGAGGAATGAAGAAACGGGGCGTGATGATACCTTTGATTCAGCAACAACTCTTAGGATGATAGGCTTTGATGTGGTGAATGACAGGGCTTATTATATTGCCGAGGGCGGTGAGTTGAAAAAGGGCGGAGAGGTGCTTTATGGAATAGAAGGAGAGGTTTCAAACGAGGACGACATCAGTAAAAGAAAAAAGGACGGCAAAACGATACAGGAGCTAGAGGTTGACACCGAATACGCACTGACTAAGCTCGGAAAAATGTCTAAGTTTGGTGACTCTGACAATGCGACTCGCGTGACGGGTATTAGTGTTACTCCAAACGGCGACGGAACTTATACCATGACAGGAACAGTCGAGAAATGGCAGAAGAAAACAGAATTAGGGAGGCTATGGAGTCCGGGTGCTATAAAAGAAGCTGACCTCGACACTAAGTCTCACAAGCTAAGAGATTCAGAAGAGGTTTCCGTGCTTATTAACCCACTACACGACGAAAAAGGTACTACAAGGTATTCCACCAGCCTTAGGGATAGACCAGAGGTTATTGGAGAGCTTGGTAAAAGGGGTTACGGCGTAGGCGGTAAGAATATGTGGCAGTACGCCAAGGGCAGAAAAGCACCCGTAGACGAGGTTGTGCGATCAGTTAATGGCAAGATGGGCATATTCGACAAAAACACGAAAAAGTTTATAAGATGGCAGTAGAACAGATACCGAAATGGGAGGACAGCGTGGCACTTACGCCCACATGGGATGATTCTGTTCCTGTTGATAAAAAAAAAGTAGAGTCTACTCTTGTTTCTACACCTGACCAAGAATTCCTGACCCAAGAGGAAATGGAACGCCGTGCTGAATTTGAGCCGCGTGTGTCCGAAGAATTATCATTCCAAGCAGAAGAAAAGCAACCCGTGAATTACATGGGACTATTCGATAAAAAAGAGGATATGGAGATTGCCGACGAAAGCGGTGTGTCTCTTTCTTTTTATGAAGAGGTTGGCAAATCTGCGTCACAGGCCGAAAGACCTACTGAATTCCTTGTGGAAGCTAATGATATTAAAAGAAGGGTAGAGGCCTTAAAGAAGTTTCCACAAGCACAGATAGAGGCAGCCGAAATAAAAAAGATATTACCAAACTTAGATTCAAGGAACATAGACGACGTATCCGAGCAGGTTGCTAATCTTGAGATGGCGGTTAGACAGCAGGAGCAAGTGACAACTCCAACTCCGTCACCCGTACCTGTTTACAGCAAAGAGTGGAACGAGTACGTTTCCGAAACTGACAACGACGCTACCATGGCGTCTAGACAGCTATTCCAAGACACAGGGGACTTGGAAGTTGCAACCGAGCAAGGTTTTTTTGAGGGTATTGGCAAGGGCGTGGAAGACTACGTGAGAGACTATGGAGAATTAACATCTACCCTGAAAGGAAACAAAGCCGTTGTTGACTTAATGGGTAAGATTGACCGCATTGAGCAGGGTGAGGATGTTAAATTATCAACAGACGATAAATTACTACTAAAAGCTGTTGTCGAAAACGCAGAGATGCACGAAAAACTTGACGACCAAATACCCGACAAATACAAGATGGGTGAAGCAGTTGGCACGTCACTTGGGTTTATGGGTGAATTTGTGTTAACGGGTGGTGCAGCAGCCGCAGCGGGCAAGGTTGCGTTAAAACAAGCAGCCAAGGTTGGCATGAAGAAAGCTGTTGGTAAAGTTGGTGTGGGTACGGCGGTTAAACTCGCACAGGCGGGTGTGCAAACGGCAGCTATGCCATCGTTTTACAAAAAGACAGCAGAGAACGTGTCCAATGGTATGAATTTCGGTGAAGCCGTGTTGGATTCCTATTGGGAAACTGGCGCAGAAACCCTATCAGAAAGAGTATTCATGCGTAACCCCGTTAAGGGAATGTCAGGGAACACAACTAATGCAATCATGCAGCGCATGGGTATCAACTTCAATATCGACAAAGGTGGCGTGGGTGTATTAAAGAACGTTCTCGAAGAAACAGCAGAAGAAAAGGTAGGAGAGATAATCACCGCACCTAAAGATTATGATAGTTTTAAGGGGTTCTGGGAAGGCTTTACCGACAAAAAGCAGAATAAGATAATGATGGGGTCGGTGGCTTCCATGACTGGATTCATGGGGTCGGTTGCCGTGGCGGGAAACTCTTTAGCAGAAACAAGGCGAAAAGCGAGGGTTAAAAGATTAGAGAAATATATTCCAAGTGATTTACGTGCAGAGATAGACGTAATAACAAGCAATAAGGATTTAACGCTCGATCAGCAGTATGGAATGGTAGCTGATGCGATAAGTGATAGAATTGACACACAGGAGTTGGGTGAAGACCCCGCAACCACCACTGCAAATGCAATGGCGTACATGAATCACAGGGTGTCACAATCTGTGTCGGAAATAACTGACGAGAACGCCGTGGTGAAAGATGGCGAAATGACCATTGGCGAGGTCGAGGGTGTGTTAAATATGACAGACCAGCTTAAATACCTACAAGAAAAAGGTATAAAAGTACCCGATGGTACAAATGCAGAACAATTAGAAAAGATTTATAACAAAGCCAAGTCAGAAGAAGACAAGGCTGTAACAGACGAGGCTATCCAGAAAGAGGAAGTCCCGAGTGAAAAAACAACTTTAAAAGAAAAAGAAGATGGCAAAAAAGTGCAAGAGTCAAAGGTGCAAGAGAAAGACGACATCACAGAACCCGAAGACAAAGTTACCAAGGGACGTGAGAAAGAGGCAAAAGGAGATACAAAAGCAGCAGAAGAAGCGGCAGAGGCAGGCGAAGCGGAGGTAGTTGAAAAAGGCCTTCCCGACGTAAAGAGAGAAAAACCACCAAAGGGAAACTTTAACGACAGAACAAATTTTTCTCTATCAGGGGGTGTGTTAAGTATAGGACAGATAAAGGAAGGTGGCAGGTATTCTGTGGTAGAGCTTGAAGTGCCAAGAGAGAAAAGAAGGAAGGGGGTAGCCACTAAGTTGCTTGGGAGTGCTATCATGGAGCATGGAGATAACTTGGTATCACAAGTTAGCAACGATGGTTCTGTTGACTTACATTACAAGATGGGGTTTAGGTCTTTTGATGAAAGCGGCAAGGAACAATCTTTGCAAGAAACAAAGGACAGAAGGAAAGAAAACTCGTCTGTTATGATGATTGCCCCATCCCAAAATGAGTTCTTGTCTTCTATCAGGAGAGATACGTACACACATGACAAGCCCGCCACGGCCCCGCAGAAGCCATCAGAGCCAACATCTCCCGGCAAAGGTGTATTTCCACCACCGAAGGAGAAAGCGGCTGAAAAAGGCTCATTTGAGGACTTCGTGAAAGACGTGATATCGGACGAGGTGAATCTGATCGGCGTGGACGTGGGTGGATTAACTAAGGTACAAATTACCCAAGCCATCCGTGATATTAAAAACAACAAGGAGTCAGTGGCGCGTGAAACCCTTATGTACTCGTTGAAGGAAGCGTTTGACAAGAATGAAGTATCTTTTACTGCAACAGTGGCAGCGGGGTATGCTCGACAAACAGCATCCATAGAAGAGTTTAAGAAAACGATGGTAAGGTCTGCCGAGAGAGAGCGTGAGATAGAGAAGGAGGCTACGGAGGTGGTTACCGAGGAACAGGCGAAGGCTCTTGGTAAGCAAGTTGAAGAGAAGATTGAGAAAGCAACAGGAATCAAGCCTAAGAATTTGCGTGATGTTTATAAGGCAGGGCGCGAAGTATTCGGATTAAACCGTGTGCAAGCATTAGCACAGGCTATTATAACGGATAGAATTATAGGCAAGATAAGCAAGCGTACAGGTAAGAGTAAAAAGCGTATATACGATAGTCTTGAATATAAGAAGACCACACCCGAACAGTTGGGTAAAGAAGCACAAAGTCTATATCAAGCAGTATGGCATGGTAGTCCTCATACGTTTGATAAATTCACATTAGACAAGATAGGCACAGGAGAAGGAGCACAGGCGTTTGGATGGGGATTATATTTTACTGATAAGAAGGGGATTGCGGAAGCATATTCGGGAATGACATCTCAGGAAGGGGCTGGAATGTATCATATAGCCGAATTGCTGTACGGAAAGGCATATGAAATGGATGATGTTATTCGTGTGTCGAATATGAACAGGGAGGAAAGAGAACAAAAAATAAATGATACAGTTGATGAAAAAATAAATAGATTAAGAAAAAAAGGTGGTGTAACGGCAGATTATTTTATAGAAAGCTGGGAGGGCACAAGGAAGAGGCTATTAGATCATTCAAGAAATCAACCACATAGGAATATTTACAAAGTAAAACTCCACGGAGAACGTGCGATAGATGACTTTAACTACTTGAGGTGGGACAAGAGCATTACAAAGGAACAGAGGGACAAGATTTTTGCACAAGCAGAAAAAGAGGGAGTGACATTGCCGAAGATAAATTGGAATATAACCGATGGCAAAATAGCATATATGGGGTTGAATACGGTGTTCCCAAGTCCTAAAGAATCTTCTCTATTTTTACTCCGCGCAGGTATTGACGGAATAAAATACCCAACAGAAATAACAAGAAAAGGAACACATGAAGAAAGTTTTAACTACGTAATCTTCGATGAAAATATAGCAGAAATAGAAGACCATATTAAGTTTCAGAAAGACCGTACCGTACCACAGGGCGCAAAGGGCGCAATGCAGACCCTAGCCAACGGCAATACTATTATCCATGCGTTAACCGACCCGAATGTGTCCACACCGCTACACGAGATTGCCCACGTGTACGAGAAGTACATGACAAAATCCGAGCGTGACGCTGTATTGAAATGGACAAAACAGAAAGAGTGGAACACGGAGACAAGCGAGAAGTTTGCAAGGGGGTCTGAGAAGTACTTCGCCGAGGGCGTGGCGCCGACTAAAGCATTAGAAGGTGTGTTTAGGAGATTTAAGGAGTGGCTTACAGATATCTACAACGGAATAACAGGTAGCGAGATTGACATTGAGTTGAACGATGAGATGAGGCGCGTGTACGATGCGATGCTTGGAGAGGGCGTGGTGCGACCAAGTAAGAAGAAAACAGAAGTCGACAAGAAGGGTATATCTGATAACGATATATCCGACATGGCTGACAATATAGCCTTTCAAGTGGATGCCAAGTTTCAGGGTGCGATTACACCCGAACAGTGGATGAACACCGTGGTTGACGCTGCCGAGCAAAGAGGTGTTAACCCGCGTGAATTATTAGAGGCAAAGATAAAGGAATTAAAACTTCCTATTAAGACAGAGCAATCTGACAATGTATTAAAACAAAGAGGTTATGCCGAAGAAGCTAAAGAGGTGCGTGGCGAAGGTAAAAAGCCAACAGAGAGGAAAAAAGAAAAAGGTAAACCCGTGGGCGGTGTGCGTGAAGGCGACGGGGCAAAAACCACACAAAAGAAAGGCGACAAGAAAGTAGGCGATGAAATGGAGTCTTCTAAGTTCGGTGTGCGATATGCTTTTGGTGAAGGATTCTCAGAGGAATCAAAAAGACAGTACCGGGAAGAAGATTTACATGAATACGTGCCAGAGTCTAACAAAGAGGTTGTTCAGATAGCGGAGTCAATATTTAAAATGAATCCTATCGAGGAAGTGGACGATCTGTTTAGGAATCCTGACCTGCCGAGGCGCGTGAGGGTTGCGTTGGGGTTATTGTTAGCAGACAGTTATTCGCAGTCAGCAGAAAGCGCACTTAGAGAGGGGAATACCGTAGAGGGTGATAGATTCATAGCCAAAGAAAAGGATATAATGAAGACCATTCAGAAAGACCTTGCTATAGAATCAGGTAGAGATGTTCAGTTCTTTGCAGCGGAATTCGTGACCGAAAGACTGACTCCATATAAAACAGCGCGTCAGGTTGAAAAGGCAATGGAAGACGAGGCTGACAAAGTTAGGAAGTCGCGTGGGTACAAGAAAACAAAAGAAGTTATACAGGACGAATTACAAAAGGTACGTCCGAAGGTGCTGAAAGTAGTCGGTAAGCAAAAAAGAGTACAAGCAGCTAAGAAGAAAGCAGTACGGAAAACAGCAGCCGACCCGCGGAAGGTAAAACTAAAAGCAGAGATATCTGAATTAACGGATATGCTTCGTGCGACAAGAGGGACAACTCTTACTACAGGTGGACTAAATAGCGAACAAATAGAGATAGGAACTAAAATCGTTGGTAAGTATATAGAATTAGGAGTTATTAACGTAAAAGAATTAATACAGAAACTTAAAAAGGAATTCAACAAAGCAGGGTTTGAGATAACCGACACCGAAGCCAAGTCCATGATCCCCGAAATAGAGGGTAAAAAGGCAGAGGAGCTGGAAAAAGAGCAGGTACTTGCCGAAGCAGCGGAGAGACTTGCACAGGAAGAATTTGGATATGTAGCTGATCGCCGTGCGCCAAAGACTGACCCGATAGCACAAATGGTAAAAACACTTGTGTCTAAATTTAGGGAAAGAGCAAAAGAGGGCAACAGACCCGCACCGCGTAGTAATATGGATGTTATTACGGAAGCCATCTTGAACAAGACTGACTACATGGAAGTGTGGAAAGAGGCACGTCAAGAGGCAATGGATTTGATTGATAAGTTGGTTGCTGATGAAAAGATAACCGAGAAACAAGCGGAGGTCTATAAGCAACGTGTAGAAGACTCTTATAAGAAGGCTACTACTTTTTCTGTATCCGAGCGCCGTGTGCAGCAATTAATAAGAGAGTCCCTTAAAGAAAGAGATATATCTATTGATGATGTAGTACGCGACCATTACGAACGAAGGGATTTACACAAGAAAGAGTTGATCGACGACCTTGTGAAGAAATCTGGACTAACGGAAGAAGCCGCTACTGAGTTGGCTGATGTTATCGACCATGCTTTTCAGACGTTAATGACACAGAAGGGCGAGGCGTTGGTTAAAAAGTATATCAAAAACAAAACAGTCAAGAAAAAGGGCGGTGCGAAAAAGAATCCTGTAGCAGAGTTGATCGAGTTGGTTAATATAGGTGCATTGGAAACACCTGAATTTGATGCGTTATTTGAGGAGATGTACGGTGTGCCGAGCCTGACAGAAGAACAGAAACAAACAATAATAAAACAGGGTAAAAAGATACAGAAGATCAAGAGTGCCGACGTCAAGCATAAGGAAGAACAGAAGCTCATGGCGTATATCTTAGAATTAAAGGGCGTGAACATGGCCGAAGTGATGACCGGTTTTTGGTATGCGCACGTTCTTTCGGGAGTAGCAACGCACGGAAGGAATATTTCTGACGCGTTTATATCGTCTTATATGGAGCCGTTGAATATGGCCGGATGGAATGTGCGGTATATTGCGAGAGCAATACGCGCACACATACGCGGCACGAGACAAGAGGGTGTGCAAAGGTTTATGGAGACATGGACAACGGGCTTTACTCCGTTGGCTAAAAAACTAGAGATACCATCCATACTTGAAAGAATAAATGCCGAGCCAGCAAGTGAAAAGCGATCTGCTAAGATAATTGCAGCCGTAATGAATACGTACAAGAATTTATTTAAGTACGTTCCTAGGGCACTAGCAGCGTTTGACGCAATGCTATACGCAGGTGCGAAAGAAGCCTTTGCTGATGTATTGACGGCCAAGCGAATAAGGGCTATGCTAGAGGAACAAAAGGGCAGAAAACTGAATAGAGATGAAAAAAGAACACTACGGTCACAATTAGATGAAAAATTATATGTAGACGAGGCATCTATGAATCGTATTCGCAAGGAAGTTGAGCAAGAGTCGGATGATTACAAGGATACACAAAAGGAATTCGGAGAGGAGCCCACCGGGTATAATCAGAGAGAGAAGAACCTTCGCGTGTTTGAGTTAATTGACCAAGAAAGAGGACTTGATATATCCGACGATGCGTTTGACCTTGCGGGCAGGGCTATCGGCAACATAAAGGCTTACGGAACTATTGGGTCAATAGTGGATGGTGTTTCTAGGTGGCTAAGAAATCGTCAGTTTACTATCGGGAAGCCAGAAATTGTTATGCAAAGGGGTATTCCAAGGCTGCGCTTTAACCAAACATCTAAGGTTACGATACGGCCTGTGTCTCTGGTAATAGCCTTTACTAGAATTGTGGCCAACGTCTCTGTTAGGAATTTAGGGTGGAATATGTATATAGGTGCGATACGGGCGTACAAAGGGAATTACGGACTGTGGATGAAAAAGGATAATCCGTATTATGTCGATATGACAAAAGAGGAGAAACAGGCTGCGTGGCAGAAGATTCTAAAAGTGGGGATAATTCACTCGGTGTTATATATGCTCACACAGCCAGATGACGACGGGGACTCATTTATAAAAATAACGCTTAACGGAACAGGTGATTATCAAAAGAACAAGCAATTAGAGAAACAGGGGTGGCGTCCGTATTCTATACAGATCGGCACGTTTAGTTTTGACTATAGAACGCTCGGAGGGATGTCTATGATACTAATGCCAATAGGATATATGAGAGACAAGCGCAAATACACTGATACGGACATGAATGATTTAGAGTTATATGCACTTGGTAATTTCGTAACCATAGGACACGTCATTAAAACAACCCCTATATACACTATTAATAAGATGTTCGAGATGGTTGGCGATTTTATGACAGGCAAAGAGGAAAAATTACTCAAAAAGCTATCTCAGACGGCAGGAGGAATGGCAACAGGGTTTGTATCTCCAAAAGCAGTAAAAGACATGAAGGATTTATTTGATGTTATAGGGGAAGAACCAAAAGATAATCCAGAGACAGCGATTGCCCGTGCTTTACAGTATATACCATTTATTGATTTAGACAGAGGTAGAATAGCTTACGATGTGTTCGGTGAGCCAGTTCCGACAAAGCTATCTATAAGTCAATTAGTGGATATTGCGAAGAAAGATAAAAACGTTCAGTACTATATCAACCAAGGGTATTACCGTCCTGCGGTGACTATGGGTGATACCAAATTTATATTAGAAGACAAGACAGGACGGACAGTAAGGCGTGATCTGAACACACGTGACAAGAAAGAAGTCGAGATGTTCAATAGCTATGAGCGTGAATTAGGACAGAACTTCAAAGAAGCTGTAGTAGAATTGCGTGAAGACGGGTTGAAAGACGAAGAGTTTGTTAATGAAATGAAGTCGCGTTGGTTAAAGATTCAGAAAGCAGCCAAGGCGAACGTATATGACTACTCATACGACCATCCTGTGAAAAAGGATCGAGACGCAGAGGAAGTTGAGTAACAGAAAACTACACCCAAAGCCGTGCTAAAAAAGCATGGCTTTTTTCATTGTTTACATTTAGCGTGGTATCTTTGTGTTAGATGAAGATAAAATAAGCGGAAGGCGTCATGGGTAACTTAGAGAATATGGAAGAAGGATTGATTAAAATGGAGGCTATATTACATCGTATGGAAACAGAGCGTGAAATGAGCGCTAAGCAATTACAGATGTATCGAGAGACGCTTGACGACAAGATTGGGCACTACGATAAGCGCATTGAGTCCAGTGACAGAAAATGGACTCAGCTTAGAAATGTTGTTTTGTCGTTAGTGGGTGGATTATTTCTTTCGATACTTGGCGGAGGTGCAATAGTGGATAGAAAAGCAAGTAAGGATTACGTACAGGATGCTTTAGACAACGCAGACATCACGACAAAAGAAGAAGTGTTAAGGGGATTTGGCAGCGTGATAAGTGATACCTATGACTCCTTTGAGACAATGGATCAGATGACACACGAAGAAGCCGAAGCAGCAAAGGGGGCAGCAAATAGAAATATAGTAAAAGAGATATTACCTAGTTATAGAACACGAACACCACAACAAGATGGCAGTAAGTTTTAAAATCAAATTAAGCAAGACCACGAATCAGCAGACTATAACCATTGTCCGTGACGATAACGTGGATTTAAGTGCTGTAACCGCTATTGTAGCCAGTGTGTACACAGACGACAGGGCGACAGCAGAGAATACTTATACATTTACAGCACAGAACGTAACCGATTTCATTGCGGGAACGGTGGATATTTCCACCCTTAGTCTGATCGGCAGTGCTACTCCTGATGACGAGTTCTACACAGTGTCTTTAAGCGGTAACGCAGATGCCTACGTGGCAGAGGACGCGGGTGTGGCGATAACACTAGACGCTCTGTATAGGGCGCTAAGCAATCAGGGATTTATTGACGTATATTCTCCTGACTTTAGGACGGACAGCGTTTTAATTTCTGCGTTTATGTTGGTGTATGAAATGGATAATCTTGAATTACAGGATTCTTCACTTCAAAAAAGAGCAGACTTTGCAACAAGGCATGATACTTTGAAAAATATACTTAACTACGCATGATACAGGCGGTATTAGATAATATAAGGGAACAAGCTGCCCGTATCGCTATACAGTATACGAATGGCAGGGAGAACGCTATGCTCAGGGGCGGTAATTCAGAGGAGATTGCCGATCACTGTAAGCGTGTGATTTATCTATGGGGAGTAATTAACTACACGTATTTAGACGGCACCACTCCGTATATAGGAGGAACAGCAGTCACCGATGCTTACGTATTTGAAGCAAGTACGAAGCTATGGCACTACTCAGGACAGTTTGCTGATGTGGATTTAAGTGATTATTCCACTATTGTAGCAGATGATGGTGAGGGCGGTGCGGTACAACCCGGAGAAACAGCAGATACTCTTGATGACCACAGGGTGGGAAGCCAGAGGGTCACTATTGGACAGAATGTAGTTACGTTTATTAAAGACGGCGTGGCTAGTCCATTACCTAGCAATGACTATACTGTTATCGCATGGGTAGAGGGAGACTCTGGATTTAGACAGAGTAATTTACAACCATCAACTTACGTAGCGAGTGGATTCGTTGTGGACGATGTATTAGAGGCAGGATTAATAAGATACCAAGCGGTACTAAATACATAGGCATGAAGCATATTTTAAGCATCATAGCGGCACTTTTACTGTTTGCGGGTACATTATCCTCACAAACAATAGAACGTTACGTCAAAGCTGTAGAGACGCTTGAGACGGGCGTATCTTTTATATTCCAAGGACATGATATAGATGTACTGGATTTAACGTATCACGAGTTTAGTGCTGACAGTTTAGTGTGGAGAAAAGACTTTCAAGTTGGTGATTGTTACGTTAGATTTTCCAACACTGTTAACACAGACGGAGACAGACAGGATTGGTGGGTGTTTAACTTCTGCACCTGCAACGGTGCGATAGGCGGAAGCGGAACAAGCGATATTGACACGGTAATAATTTCTGTCGGAGGTGTATTGGACACGATCACCAGTGGAACAGCGGAGATATTTATAACAGCACCCGATACGGTTAGTGGAACAAGCACCAATTACCAAGACTCAGTTCTCCATACACATGAGTTAGTGATTTCAATAAACGACAACGAGGATGTGGACACCACGGGTGTGACTAACGGACAGGTAATTAAATGGAATTCAGTAACAGGGTTATGGGAACCGGCTAATGACTTGATCGCAGGAGGGGCGAGTGGATACCTCAGAGTCCGAGAGTATGACGGCGCACCCGATGTTAATAACGTTATAGATATAATAATAGAGAACGGTAAGCTAACGGATAACGGTGCGGGAAGCGTGAGTATAGATTTTACGCTAGAACCCGTGTCTGGCGCACAGGACTTTTACCGAACGGACACAGTGACGGTGAGCGCAGGAGATACGTTCTTAACATTTTCTTCACCGCTACCTGACAGCAATTATGTGGTGGCTAATGCGTATGCCTTATATCCTGACACGACACGACAGAATCTTATCTACGACAGCTTGGCTGCGGACGGGTTTCGTGTACTAGGTGTGTTAAGCGAGGCAGACGTGCATTACTTAGCGATACGCCCAGTGGACTCACTGTCGCTTGCGGCGGCAGGAATGGGGCGTGTGTTAGCCAGTGGCAGTGATCCTTTACTGGGATATCTGAACCAAAAGACAGATGACTCTACTATAACAGTAACCAACGATCAATTAACAGTGCTAAGCGCACCCACGCTCAGTTGGCCTGTAGATTCAATTTATTTAAACCCAGACGCAAGTACACTGGCAAGTGTTCCCTATTCTGCGTATGCCGACACCACAAATAGGACATGGAGTATTAATCTTGGGAACGGTGTGGTCTTACAGGTCGGGCAAGAGACTCTTATTAGGGCGTATAATAACACATCTGATACTCTTGTTAATGGCAGTGTTTTGTACGGTACTGGTATAAACGGTCAGGCGATTACCGTTGACACAGCGGGCTTTGACGGTAGACATACGGCACTGATTATGGCCACTGAGGATATATTACCAAGCACATACGGGCTTGGTGTGGAAATAGCCGGAACTGTGAGAGGAATTAATACATCTGGAATCAGCACTGGGCCTATTTATTTAGGTAGTAATGGAGGGGTGACTAACACAAAACCAGAATTCCCGTCATATGAGTATCCTTTAGGAGCGTGTATTGTATCAGACGCAGTGAACGGGGTGATACAGTTTAGGGCAGACGGTGTGGATTACCACAATACATTAAGAAACGCATGGAATGGAGCCGTGAGAGAAGCATTTGATTTTACAGTAGAGTCAGATGGGTCTGTGATACGGGGGTTATTTGAGAGGTCGGGTGGCGGAGACATGACGTTAATTTATTCAGATGGCTTTGCTGACATTGACTGCACACCAAAAGACACAGTTTTATTGACAGCCGGAACAGACGCCAACCCACAGACGAATTACGTTTATTTTCCAAAGAGCACGAAGACTATAACCTCATCCACGGCAGGATGGCCTGCTACAGAGCACGTCAAGATAGCCGATCTTTATTTAAGGTCAGCAGCGACTACGCAGACAGAGGATGCTTTTGTTAATAGAAACTGGAATGACCACATACAGGGAACTGACGGGATGGGGCACATATCCCACATAGCTGAAAAACTAAGAAAATTTGAAGCGCAGTGGACTAGCGGAGCAGAAGGTTCTGCCAATGTCACAGGCGGCACTACGATTGATGTTGCTATTACCGGCGGACAGGTGTTCCAATTACACGAACAAACATTCCCTGCAATGAACACAGGGACGGGAGATGATGTACATTTTCCAAATGATTTTACTACTGCTTATTATACTACGTCTGATCCAGAAGATGTTACCACAGACGCCCTTGGCAATTCTTATGCGAACACATCTTATTCATGGGTGCTATGGGGTGTGATAAATAAAACAGGAGAGGCAAGTCACATGATGATTAACGTACCCTCAGGCACATACTCAAAAAACTTTCCAGACAATGCGGTTAATGATGCGCTTGGGTATTCAGTGTACGACATACCAACAGCGTTTCAGGGTAAGGGCTTTTTGATTGCTAGGTTTACGTTTATTGACAATGGCGGTGTGATATCTTTATATGATACAGAAGACCTGCGTGGCAAGATTCCGAACACAACAGCAGGTGGCTCAGGCGGTGGCGGTGGAGGCTCTACCACGTGGCTTGGACTCACCGATACTCCATCTAGCTTCGCTAGTCAGGCACATACTTTCCCAAAGGTTGCATCAGGGGAAGCTGCCCTTGAGTTTAGTACAATGACTGAAAATGCGGGCGCTGTTGACAATATTACAACACTCAACGCAAGTGCTGGTGTTACGGCAGCAACAGGTAAATTCACCACAGGAGCAAGCGCAGGCGCATTTTTCCAATCAGATGCAACAGGATTAGGGTCGTGGGCTTTAGTTGATACCCTCGCAACTAATATCAACAGGGCTAACTTTATAGACTTCGTAGGGGAACATTCAACAGGCGGGGGAAGCGTGAGTTTTGGATTAGTAGACCAAATACCTATTACTAACTCTGCAACCAATGATTTTGATTACACGGATAAATTTACGCTAACAGACTCTACTCTTACAGTGGAAGGGGAAGTTATTACAAACAGAGTTATCACGCCACCAGCAGCAGCACAATCGACGGGATCAACAGTGAATTTTGATACAAGACAATATCAGGATTCGGAAACAATAACAATGACGGCTGATTTAACCATTAATATTAACTACATTGAAAAT